TCTTTCAGCGTAAAGCTGTTTGCTTCTGCCACGTCCGGTTGGTGTTGATAATGCTTTTGCTTCGCTCCAGTGCAACTTGTTTATCCGATCTCTCACAACGCTGTAATTTACCCCTGCCTCTAGACACTTTCCGCGCAGGGACTCTTCGTTGCTTTGCAAAGGCGTGTCTATCGCTTTTTCATGGTTCCAGCCTTTTGCCACAATCCTGTTGTGAATGGCATCATAATGCAGGCCCTTTTCGTCACATAGCTTTTTAAGTTGAACCTTCCGTCCGTGATAGTTAATCCAGATCGTGTCTCGCTTGTTGAAAGCCTGCTCTTTTCTGGGAATCCAGCAGCAGTTTTCCGGGCAATAATCACCGTTTACATCCATGCGTTCAATGGTCAGGTCCTCCCGAAATCCGTTGGCCAGTGCCCAGTCAGCAAAGTTGTCGAACGATTCCTGCCACTCAGCGCACATCCTGATGCCTCTACCGCCGTACTCACGATACCGCTCATCGTGTTCGCGCAGGCATCTCTTTTTAATCCCATTCCATCTGTACCATAATGATTTGTTGTCGGCCACTTTGTGCCTGTATCGCGGTGGTTTTTTCCCTTTGTTCGGTCTCATGCTTTCTCCTTAAAACAGTCGCGCCATCGGCTGTACCTTCGCCATGGCAAAGCTCTGCACATACTCAGCAAGCATCGCCAGCGCATCCACAGCGTCATCATGCTTGTTTTTGCCCATCATGGAATATGATGTAATCGCATTCATAAACTGCCTGTACTCCTTGTCCTTGATCACGCTTTCATCCTTGAACAGGAAGTGTTCTTTCACGTACGGGGATGCCATGATGATCTTCGTTTCCTTGTTCGCTGTCGTAAATTTTGTCGTAATCTTGGTGCGACCGCCTTGTCTCTTGATCTCTTCCTGGACGCTCTGGGCAACCCGGCCTCCCGCACTGTTGCTCTCAAACCGTCCCATATGCACCTTGTGTTTCAGGCACTTCTCAACCAGTCTCGTTTCCACAACCTCAGGATTGCCATTGTCATATACAACGTCCTCAATGTAGTACTTGTCACCGTACTGATATGCAATCGGCATGGAACAGAAGTCTTTTCCCTTGTCCTTTGTATCGCACACACACAGAATTGCGTCCGGTTCCATGTCCGGCAGCTCAAAGTACCTCTGAAGTTCGTCCACGCTGTACAGCAGCCCTTCTCTTTCAATCGGCTGGTTCATGTACAACGCCTTCCAGCTCACATCGTCCATGATCTCCCGCTGTTCACGATAAAACGCTGTTGTGAACCCAACACCATACTTGTAGTCAAAATTACTCTCATCGTTCTCGTTCAGAGCAGATGTCACAATAAATCTCGCACGGTCATTGCCTTCGTAGATATTTCCCAGCCTGCCAAGCGGGTCTCTGACTGACCACCGGGTCGCAATGACCAGCTCCTTGCAGTGATCACCGATCTTCCGCTGTCTCAGGTCCGTCGTGTATATCTCCCACAACTTGTCAAGCCGCTCATTACTCAGGCTGACCTCCAGTCCGCTCACAAGGTCGTCGCAGTACAGCAGTCTCCCAGCACGGTACAGACCGGCGTTCCCGCTACCTATACTTGTAAACTCCAGTGTCTCAAACCGCTTTCGTTTCCCTATGTCTATCCGGCAGTCCTTTGCGTTCGTGTTCGATACGCTCAGTTCCGGAAACACATCGTGCCACAGATACTCCCCCTGAGGATCCAGTATCCGCAGACATTCATCGTACACACCACGAATGAAAGCGTTGCTGTGGCTTCCAGTCAGGTTCGGCTCATCAGGATACTTCCCGGCTACCCATGTCAGATAGAAGATGGCCAACGTGCTCTTGCCCGTTCCTGGAGGCATGGAGACCCCAAGGAGATCCAACTTGTCCTCCATGAGCTCCTGCATTGCCCCGGCTATCGGCCGCAGCTGCTTCCTTCTCGGAAGATAAAATTGCTTCTCAGGAGGTCTGTTCGACTCAATGTACCTGCAGTATGCGTCAAAGTCCACCTTCGCGTCCATCAGCAGGCTCTTCCGGTATATCTCGTTCAGCCGCTCCTGTTTCCGCAGAGCTTCGCTCCCGCCTGGACACGCCCCCATCTCCCGCTTCGCCAGCGCAATCTGCCCGCGCATCCATCTGTTCTCTGCGTGGTACGCCTTTTCGTCTTCCTTCCCCATGTGCTCGTGATAGATCGCCAGCACATCCGCATATGCCGCCGGGTCCGTCCTGTGCTTTCCAAGATACTCCCTCGCCAGAACCGCGTCCCGGTTTACTACTCTCGTTTCATCGCTCATCACATCACCACACTCTTTTCGCCCTTCTTCAGCCCAGCACTGTTCACATACACCCGCTTCAGATCATCATTCTCCCGGACCTCCGGTCGCGCCGGGAAAATCGCATACCCATCGTCAATCACTACAATCTGCAGCCTCTCCGCATGGTTCGCCTTGATCCATTCAATCAGATCCCGTCCAGTCAACGCTCTCCCGTCTCCTTTCGTCTTGTAATAAAAAACCGTACCGCAAAACCTCTCAGTCTCGCGATACGGCGATGTCTTTCACTATTCAGCCATTTGACACAATTTGCTCTTTATCTTCGTTCCCCGTCGGCACAGTACCAATCTGCATTTTGAGATAATCCATTATGCCGGTAGCACATTGTATAGATTCCATCTGGCTCAAAATGCTTGCAATCCTTGCACCTGACAACCTCCGGCTGCTCTTTCAGCAGTTCCAATGCGTCGGAAGCGATGTCTTTTACACAAACGGCAAAGTTTGGTCTGTTAATATATCCGCATTCCTTGCACGGGTTTGCTGTTGGTTCTTGTCTTTGCGCAAGGCACTCAAGTCCTTTGATAACTTGTTCTCTGCTAATCATTTATATTCCCCCTTCTTATTCTTTTTGATATGGACATTTGCCGAGCATTCCATCCTCAAAATCGCCACCTTTTAGACAAACAATTCCATATGGCCCATGACCGTCATAATAAATGTCAGTGCATTCTTTGCAAAATAAACAGCAATTTGGTCTGCACATAATTGGAGGCATAAGAGGATCATCAAACCTGTATTCTCTTGTGAATCCTGCGCTTTTCATCCCACTTCACCTCTTTTTTGCAAAAAACACAAAGGGGTATTCGCCGTTCTGTTTGTCCAACTTTGCATATCTGCAAGCATAATCAAAACCTAACCACCAATCTTTACTCATTTCGTCTGGATTTTCAATAACGTAACTATTTGCATACGCCAAATAACCTTTTTTCCATTCGTCAGTTTTATTTTCCCATTCTTCTATTTTCATCCAACTTCACCGCCTTCAAAACAACCATTCTGATATACGCTGATACACTAATGCTTTATTCAGTTCGTTTCCTGCGTCACTCTTTCTCTGTGTCAGCTGCAGCTTTGCGATACCCAGACTCGTACCCAGCCTCGTACCCTTCTTTGTACGCCCGACAGTACCTCTCCTGGTCTCCACGGATGATCTCCGCCAACTTCGCCTCGTTTATGTCCACTGCGTACTTTCTCGCCGCCGTCAGTACCCGATCCGCCACTTCAAAACCTATCCCCTGCTCAATCACTCTCACCGGGCTGTCCCATTCCTGCACTGCTCCGTCACCTCCATTCTCAGTGTCTGTCCTTGTCCGCCCAGTAATTAACCCAGTTCATGTGTGCACGGCTGTCCCTGCTCCACCCGGAACAGAACAGCACCACCAGTAACACAATCAGACCGCCAAGCAGTACCGTCCCAACACCGTCCCCAAACTCCTTGCCAGCCCAGATCACAACGCCTAGCAGCAGTAACAGCGTCAGCATTCCGCATCCTCCTCTTCCTGATCACGTGTTCCCGTTCGTCCATAGTTACTTTACCATCGCATTCGCTATCTCTTCTCGTACAATCCCGCGAACAACTTCTCGCATGCTATCTGTCATCTTTTGAGGAAGCATCGTTCCATGGATTGCACTTCCCTCACCCAGAACATAGTTCTCTCCATCACCATTCCGGTCAACCAGCACAACATCATACCCGCACACGTCAACCATCCGCATCAGATTGTCCAGCCGCATGCTGTCCGCGTTCTTTAAATACATCGCCACGCTATTCTGATTCTTGCCCATCTGCTCGGCAACCTCAGACTGTGTCATCTTCTTTTGCTTCATCATGGACTTTAATGCTTCGGAAACCTTCACCGTGTCCACCTCCTTCTGAATTCAAGACTAAATTATCATGTTTTTTTGATATTGTCAATGCTCTTTTTTATTTTTTTTGAGTTTTTCCGGGGCATGGCTGCATAGGGGGTCTTTTTTATGTTGGGGATATGGGAGGGGGTGAGTAGCCCTGGCCCCCGCGCCTGTGGATAACCCCGCGGGTATGCCTGGCTGTGGATAACTTTTCCACAAACTTTTCAACAGGATCCCTATAGTTATCAACATGAGTTTTCCACAGCATCCGGCGCAGTTATCCACAGTAAGTTTTCCACAGTATAACATGAGTTATCCACAGGTGACCTGGTAGTATGCAAAAAAATTTTTTGATCAAAAAAATTTGCAAAAAATTCCTGCAAAAAAAATCTTATAGGCCATACCAAGCAAAAACAAAAAAGATTGTACCGCATGCGCTGTGCATGCATGCAAGGCCACAAAAAAGCTTGTTTTCTTTTGCTATAATAGGAAATAAAATTTTTTTGAGTTTTTTTCTCAAAAACGCTTGACAATATCAAATCTTTTTGATATTATCTCATCGAAGGTTGAAACAAGCGGAACCGACGGACTAAGGAAAGGGGGCGAGAGCTGAACAAAAAGAACCTTGCAGGACTCTGTACCACTAGCAAGCCAAAAAAGCGGGAGCTGAACCTTGACAAGTAAATATAAGAATCCTGCTATCGTGACAGGATAGCAACCAAAAGAACCTTGAACCATGTAAACATGGCCACAAAAGAAAAAGTCTTTTGTATCCTGATCCCCTGAAAAGCGATTCAGGCGAGGCAAAAAACTTTTGTGGAAAAATTGAAAAGGCATAAAGGCCTTTTCAATATGGCAAGCGGGAAAGGAAAGCAAAAAAATGAAAGTAAAATACACATGTTATGATATCATACAGTCAATGGAAAAAGACTATATCATTCTAGACATTCCATCAAATGAGGATGCTACATCCGCAGAAACTTGGGCAAAAATAAAAAAACGCTTTGCACGTCGTCATCACACAAAGCCGGAATATGTTTATATTACAGGAATTGAACACTTGAAATGATCAAACAAAAAGCGCTTGTCATGTTGAGAAGGCCACAAAAAAAGGCAATCTCAAAAATACAGAAAAGAGGGTAAAAAAAAGATGTTTACAAAAGAGAGCTTGAAAAAGGTTGTTTCCCTGATGAAAGCAACGGAAAAAGAGTACTCAAAGGTTGAAACCGAAAATATTAAAATCTGCATTTCAAAGGGAAATAGAAAAATCGGCAGGGTTTTAAATGTTTCCATGCCTCCGGTTTTGACTTGTGCAAACTGTAAAGAATGCAAGAATTACTGTTATGACATAAAAGCGTGTTTACAGTATCCCAAAACGGTTATTGATGCAAGAATCCGCAATTATATCCTGATGAAATACAATCCGGAAAAGTATTTCAACGATATTCGCAAGGCCTGCAAAGGAAGAAGAAAAAACAAGTTTTTCCGTTGGCATGTTGCCGGGGATATTCCATCAATGGAATATTTCAAAAGCATGATTTCAATAGCAAAAGAATTTCCGGATTTTATTTTCTGGACCTACACCAAAAATTATTCGCTTGTGAATCAGTATTGCGACGAATTCGGAAAAGAATCCATTCCCGTCAACCTTTCAATTATGTTTTCCGAATGGAAAGGAATGCCGATCGAAAATCCGCACAATTTCCCAGAATTCCGTTGCGTTTTCCCTGATGAAAAGCCGGAAAAAGGTTTCACAAAATGCCCCGGAAATTGTGAAATCTGCACAAGCAACAAAACGGGATGCCCATACGGAAAAAATAAATATGTGGATCTGCATTGACAAACACAGGAACAGCGGGTCAGGAAACCCGTTTTTCCCTTCCTGCAATCCGTTTTTGTGGATGGATTGCAGGAAGGGGGAAAACAGCCCCACAAAAAAACAGGAGGAAAGAAAAAATGACAGCTAATGAAATCATTTATGCCTATATGGCAGCGCAGGAACAAAAGCGGATTGCGGAAAAGAAAGCGGAGGAAATGAAGGCCCTTTTGATGTCAATGATGGGATCCGCTCCGATTTTTGAGACTGATTCCTTTACAGTGATCAGCAAACGGACGGAATCTGTCAGGCTTGACACAAAAGCACTCTACAATGATTTCCCGGATATCAAAAAAGACTATGGCCGTCCGTCCGTTTCTGTTTCGCTCACTATTGCAGAAAAAGCCGTTTCCGCTGGCCTGAAAACAGCTTGACGGCCCGCCAGGGATTGCGGATTCTGTCCGCTTTTCCTGCAGTCAATCCGGATTATTTCGGATTGATTGCAGGGGAATTCATCCCCAAACAAAAGAAAGAGAGGAAAAAATCATGTGGTGTAAACGTTTCGGAAGGACTTGTATTCTCGTTTTTGACAAGGTTTCAGGCCGTCCCCGTTTCATCCGGGAAAGAGTCTGGTTTAACATGTCCGAAAAAGAGATTGAAAGATATATATGGTGAGGTGGATTGCATGAAAAAATATCGTTTTGCGGTACACAATTGGAAAAGTGATCTCCCGATTGCTTTCTAGATTGTCAAACCGTTCCCGTCGGCCTATTACGCTTACTCATGGGCCGACATAATCAGTTTTAAAAAGACAAGTATGTATATTGTGGTTTGTGAAGGGGAGGCAAAGTAAATGAAATATATCACACCGACGGGATCCGTTTTTGAGCTGTATGAAACCATGCTCGCACAGTCTCACCTGCTGATTGCAGGAGCGACGGGAGCCGGAAAATCCGTTTTGATCAATTCGCTCATTGCGACGGCCGTTTATGAGTCTCCCGCCGAAAATCAGTTTATCCTGCTGGACCCTAAAACCACAGAGCTTTGGCAGTGGATGCAGCTCCCGCATTGCATCCGGTACGCTTTCGAGACGGATGACATGATAGCGTCTCTCCGGTCCGCTGTTGAAACTATGGAAAACCGCCTGCATCATATGCACGCCGTAGGTGAGAGAGTATATTCCGGTTCTCAAATTTACATTGTGATTGATGAGCTGGCCGACCTCCTCACCACAGCAAAAAATGATGTCGTTCCGCTTTTGCAGAGAATTTGCCAGCTGGGGCGGGCGGCAGGTATCCATTGCATCGCAGCTACGCAGTGCCTGCTGGCCTCCGTTTTGCCAACACAGATCCGGGTCAACTTTCCGGCCGTTGTTTGTCTCCGCACAGCAACAAAGCAGCAGTCCCGTTTCATCTGTGACCGCACAGGCGCAGAGACATTCCCGGACCCCAAAACGGAAGGAAAGGCCCTTGCCTACTTCCGCCAGGGCGCAAATATCAAACAGTTTCAGGTTTACCGGGTTCCGGATTCCGAGCAGGCCCGCCTTGTTTCTTGGTGGAACAGCTCCGAGTCTGTGATCGGTTGAAAGGGGGCGCAGCTCGATGATCAAAAAGATTCTGATTCTGCTGGTATCCATCTTGTCCGGTATGGACGGTGATTCCGTTTTGAGCTATAATAAAATCTGCTGACAAACACAAGGAGGAAAAGAAAATGAAGAAGTCCGAAATCATTCTCGCCAATCAGGAAGCCATTGCCGATTATCTGGTATCTCATTTCCGGACCGTCATGGAATGTCATGGCCGTGTCCAGTACGACCTGTACATCTGGAGCGACGGCGAGCTGGAAGGCATGCAGAAGGTTCCAGGCGAGAATTCTTGGTTGGCTCCACGCGACGGTGAGAGCCGGGAGCTGTACTATGTCACCAAGGTGACCGGATACAATCCGTGGGATCTGGTGGATGATCACCCCGCTCCGGAAGATGACGAGCAGCGCGAAGCAGAGGAGCGGGATATCATTGCCGAGCTCGTTCAGGACTACAAGCTGAACGTGTACGAGCTGATTGATTCCATCGTTGAAGACGCAAAGCGCGAAGAAAGATATGACGATTAATCACCGAGCCAGGGCGGATACCCCGGCAGAAAGGAAATAAGCAGTAGATGATTCTTAAATACATACACTTTGAAGAACCAGGAAAAGTAAAAGTGATCAGTCTTGATAAGTTATATGAGTTCGATAAACGGATTTATGAAAGAGTGACCGAAAAACCATATGACAAAACCAATTACATTGAGTACCAGAAAAAACTTCTTGAAGAAAAAAAGAAAAAAGGTATTATACTTGACTATCAAATTGAGGAGGGCTAACAACAATGGCACGCATCAGCATTGACGGAGGAAAAACCTACACCACGCCGGAAGTCGCTATCTCTCAGGTCGTTTTTGAGAGGATCCTGTCAGAAGCCGACGAAGAGGACATGAACCGTGCGCACCAGGAGATGGGCACGGGTTCCATCTTCGATCTGCTCCACAAGTATCTGGAGATTTCCGACAAGGATATCATCGTTAGGTAATTCTTCCCGCAAACATGGACCGTCCTGCAGATGGCGGTCTTTTTTTGTGCTCATTTTTCCAGCTTTCAATTATTACAAGCAGTTAACATTTGCCCGTTTTTGCGCTGATTTCCCCTCGTTTTGTGCTTTGCAAGTACAATCTGGTCTAGAAATTGCAACCACATTCTACATGAACAGGCCATTTCAACTTTTCGTAAAACTTATGTTTCACGAAGAGTTGGCAATTTTCACCCGTTTTGCCCTGTTCAGCGCAACCAGATTGTACATCTGCGAGCAGCTCCGGCGGGATCCGTTCCGGCTGGATTATCCTCCCCGTTTTCCTGCCCGGATTGCCCTGTTCCGTCGCTTGCTGTGTTCAGCCGTCCGGGACATCATCCGGAAGAGCATGACGGCCCTGCTGGACAAACTACCCAGGTTTCTGTACGCATCAGGCCGAACGAAAACCGCAGGTCAAATCATCACATACTTCTGTTTCGCTTTCTTTGCCACTTTGCGCCGCTTTCTCTGTTTCAATGCACAAGGAGTTTATTCTATCGCTTAACGAGCTGATTTCGCCAGTTTTGTTGCAACCAGAGCCATTCACACCAGACACACTCATTTTTCCAGATACTCAAAAGCAACATCACACGTTATATATATATTATTTTATTAAATAAAGTACTCATAGTACTCAAAAGAAAAGCCCCGCCATATTTCAGGCAGGGCATTGATCATTCTTCGTCCGGGATAGATTCCATCAGTCTCTTTCTCGCTTCCTCCGCATTGAGATTGTCCAGAGGATTCTGGGGAGCAACCACGACATCCTGTACATCTTTGTATCCCATGTGGTTTTTCGCAATGAAGATGAAAGCAGCCGGATTCATCTTCCCGTTTATCGCAAAGTCAATCCACATTTCCTCAATGGAATCAATAGCTTTTTTGATGACGTCGGAGTGTGTA